GGTAACCAAGCTGGGTATCAAGCAATAAATGCTTATCTTTCTAATTTCTTTGGGCCTCAAGCTGGTTATCAAGCATCAGGTGCCAATCAATCTAATTTTTTTGGTTACGGTGCTGGTCAAAATGCAACAAATGCCAATTATTCCAATTTTTTTGGTAACCAAGCTGGTCGTGATGCATCGAACGCAAATAATTCTAACTTTTTTGGTGTTAGTGCTGGTCAAAATGCAACATATGCCAATGATTCTAATTTTTTAGGTACTGGTGCTGGTAATGGAGCAACGAGTGCTAATACATCTAATTTTTTTGGTTATTACGCTGGTTATGGAGCAACAACTGCTAATGGTTCTAATTTTTTAGGGTACCAAGCTGGTAATAATGCAACAAATGCTAATACATCTAATTTTTTTGGTTATAATGCTGGTGGTGATGCAACAAACGCCAGTAGTTCTAATTTTATTGGTGTTAATGCTGGTAGAGCAGCAACAAACGCAAATCTATCAATTTTTATTGGAAATCAAGCTGGTTATCAAGCATCAGGCGCTTCAAAATCAATTTTAATTGGTTCAAATACAGGTATTAAATTTTCAGGTAATAATATTTCAAGTGGTAATGTTATTATTGGAACAAATATCAGTCTTCCAAATAATGCAACAAATAGTTTAAATATTGGTGGTGTTTTATTTGGAACTGGATTATATTCAACAATTAGCGCTACACCTTCAATTGTTCCTAATAATGGTAAGATTGGTATTAATGTTGTAACCCCTAGATTAGCACTCGATGTTAGTGGTGGTAGTGTATTTGATACAGTATCGGCAACAACATATTATAATTTACCTTTAGATATAAGAGTAACAGGTGGAACTGTAAATAGGGTTGGGAATTTATCTAGTATTATATTTACCAACAGTACTGGTGGTACATTTACCGCATCTTCTATATTTGATACGTTTACAACTGGTGGTACTGTTAGCCGTACTGGTAACTTATCTACCATTAATTTGGTTAACAATAGCGGAACTACAGCATCTGTAGCTTCTATATTTGATACATTTGTTACTGGTGCCACCAAATCTGGTACAACAGCTACATTTACCAACAATAGTGGAAATACATTTACGTTAACTGGATTAACAGATACGTTTACAACAGGATTTACATATGACAATGCTAACACATTTAGTCTTCAACGTAACCAAGGTCAATCAGCGTTAACTGCTACGATTAATACAATGACTGGCTTAACTGTTAGTAATTCATTTAACACTTCTGGAAGTACTTTTAATATTGGACAAACAATAAATAGTGGTGCAACAGGTGGTATATATTCATTGATATCTGGAAATACAGTTGATTCTACTGTCAATAATCCATCTAGGTCAGTTAGAGCATTAGATTTAAATATAGATAGTATTAGTGGAACTAATAAATCACAACTAATATTTACAAATGGTGGAACACTTAGTAATAGTACTGCTCAACAAACACCATCTTTATTTATAAATAGGGTATCTGGTAGTGCTGGTTTAAGTGCATTATATTTTAGTAATTCGGGGACGATTCAGGCTGGTATCAGATATAACACAAGTGGTCTTATTGATATTGGCGCATTTCAAACGGGTGGTAATATTCCAACATTTTATTCAAATAATGCTGAAGCTGCTAGATTTGGAACAACAGGTAACTTTATTGTTGGTACAACAAGTGATACTACTGAAAAATTACAAGTATCTGGTTCAACTTATATTAGTTCAGCATTAAAGGTTGGAACATATACTCAATTTAGTGGTGTTACTTCAGTAATAAATACTACTGGTGAAGTTAGAGCTGGTGGTGGATTTAATCTAAGACCGCCGAATCAATCAGATAACCTTTTTTATGGTTTAAAACTTAATGGTAGTTTACCAGCAATTAATATTAATGGTAATAATCCAGCAACTTTTAATTCCATTGGTGGTGCTAGTAGTGGTCAAGGGTTGCTATTGTCTGACGGTTATAATCCAACAACTGGGTCTGGTGCTGTTTATGGTCTTAATATAAACAGTAATATAATCCCACCTAGCGGTTCTAATAGTATTTCATACAATTTTTATGCTGCAACACCAACAATAACTCAAGGAACATTTGGTACGGGAACTATTAGAGGTTTTTACTATGCACCCACTATTAATAGTTTAAATACTTCAATACATAGAGCATGGGAAAATACAACAGGAGATGTATATATGTGTTCTACTAGTGGTAATACGGGTATTGGTACTGCACCAACAACATCATATAAATTAGATGTAAGTGGTAATACTAGAATTAGTGGTAATTTAACGCTATCAACCGCAGGTAATAAATTAAATATAGCAACAGGAACAACAAATGCAAGTGTTGGTACTGTTGTATTGACGGGTGGAACAGCCGTAGTATCTAACACAAATGTTACTACAAACTCAATAATTCTATTAACAACACAAGTGGCTGGTGGAACTATTGGTGTTCAATATGTATCCGCTAGGTCTAATGGTGTTTCATTCACTATTACATCTAATAATATATTAGATACAAGTACTGTAGGTTGGTTAATAATAAATTAAAAATAAAACAAATAAAAATGGAAATTACAATTACAAAAACAGCAACAAGATTAAGATGGTACATGGTAAATTACCCAGAATCTAATCAATCATATTGGGAATTACTGACGGATAATAGCGAGGTTATATCAAATGGTAGCGTTATGATACCTCAAGAAATAATTAACGTATGGGGAACTGATGACAAAATAATTGAGGATTACATTTTATCACAAATTGTCTAATATCAATTAATTTTTAATTATTTGCCAAAGTAAATTAATTTTCCGTTTTTTTTGAATATTTATTATAATAAAAGAATAATATAAAAAAAACAAATTAATATGGCAGACCAAGTATTCGTTAGTCCAGGTGTTTATACCTCAGAAAAAGACCTTACATATGTTACCCGTCAAGTCGGTGTTACAACATTAGGTTTAGTTGGTGAAACAACGTTAGGACCAGCTTTCCAACCTATTTTTATTGGTAACTACGGAGAATTTCAATCATTCTTCGGAGGTTTAGATAATGAATTGGTAAATGGGCCAGATGGTAATGGGGCCCCTAAATATGAATTACCTTACATCGCAAAATCTTATTTATCACAATCTAATCAGTTATTTGTAACTAGAGTCTTAGGATTTTCTGGTTATTATGCTGGTCAAGCTTGGGGTATTACGCTTAGTGCTGCATTAGACGCTAGTACAACTGGTACAACATATGGTCCTTCAGCATACACTGCAACTTATTCAGCATCGACTGGTGGTACATTGTATTCTGTTACAACATCTACACCAGTAGTATCTAATTTTTATTCTAAAAGTCCGTCTAGCTTTAGCTTTCTTGCGATTTCTAATTCTGGAACTACTCAACAAACAATTGATATTACACAAACTAAGACTGGTTTATCATTTAGTGGTGGTTATATTACAATTAAAGTACTTTCAACTGGTTTAACAGCAACAAATAATATTACAGGTACAACTAGTGGTACAAGTTATACATATAGTGGTACAGGTTATTCAGATGTTGAGGGTAAATTAGTTACATTACTACGTTCAAGAGGTACTGTTGATTTAACTACACAACTTCCAGTATTCCAAGTAAGTGGTGCAACTGGAATTAAATTTAGTTCGACAGTAACTGGTGCTACTAATGACCCATTAGGTGTATTTACTCTTACTGGTACTTCATCAACACAAGGGTTATTCCAATATGATTGTACTTTTGATAAAACACAAAAAAATTATATTAATAAGGTATTAGGTAGAGGTGCTCAAGATGGTAAAACAGCAGTATTTGTTGAAGAAATCTTTGACCATATGTTTAATACAGATAATACTGATGCAAAAATTTTAGGTATTAATCAAACTCTTATTCAATATAATACACAATTCAACGATTATCTTAAAGAATATCAACCAGCGGTTACACCTTATATTGTATCTGAATTAAGAGGTAATAAAGTTCTTAGATTATTCAGATTATGGACAATCTCTGATGGTAACGCAGCAAATGAGCAATTTAAGATTTCAATAGTTAATATTAGACCTGATACAAAAGAATTCGATGTTCAAATTAGAGGTTATTATGATACTGATGCGTCTCCAGCAATTTTAGAAGTATTTTCTCGTTGTACTATGGACCCAACATCTAATAGTTATGTAGCAAGAAGAATAGGTTCACTTGATGGTACGTACGCTTCTAAATCATCTTATGTTTTAGTTGAGTTAGATGATTCAACTGATACTAGTGAAGCATTTCCATCTGGTTTCATTGGATTCCCAGTTAGAGATTATAAACTAAATAGTAATACTAGCGTACAAACGCCAAATATTATGTATAAGCAAACTTATGGTACTTATGAAAACAAACGTAAGGCTTATTTAGGTTTATCTAATTTAGTTGGTATTGATAGTGATTTCTTTGATTATAAGGGTATGCCAGTTGGTAAATCATACGATATGTGGACTGGTTTAACAAGTGGTTTCCACATGGATATTAGTGCTAGTGCCGTTACAATTGATGGTGTGAAAATAGTTATTAACACTAGTGGTGGAACTTATAGCCCAACATTCTCATTTGAAACTGGTGAATGGCAATTTACAACTGAAGCAGGTTTACTTGGTGGACCATATGAAAAAGTTTACGCTCGTAAATTTACACTTGTTCCTTATGGTGGATTTGATGGTTGGGATATTTATAGAACTAGAAGAACGAACTTAGATAGTTACCAAATTGGTAAAACATATTCTAATAACGGTCTTAATTCTGGAGCATTTGAGAATAAAACACTTACAAATGGTGATGCTGGTACAACAGCTGATTTCTATGCATATTTAGAAGCGATTTGGACATTCAAAAATCCAGAAGCTGTAAATATAAATGTATTCGCAACACCAGGTATTGATACACTTGATAATAGTAATTTAGTTGAGGCTACAATTGACATGGTTGAGCAAGATAGAGCGGATTCGTTATATATTGTTACAACTCCAGATACAGATGCAGCTGGTGATGTTCTTACTACTAACGATGTTGTTGATAACATATATGGAATGTATGACAGTAACTATACTGCTACATACTGGCCATGGATTCAAATTCTTGATGCTGAGAATAATGTTTATATTTACGTTCCACCTACAAGAGATGTTGTAAGAAACATTGCTTTAACTGATAATATTTCTTTCCCTTGGTTTGCTGTAGCAGGTATTCAAAGAGGTGATGTTGACGCAATTAAAGCTCGTAAGAAACTTACACTTGCTGAAAGAGATACTCTTTATGAGAATAGAATAAATCCAATTGCTACTTTCACATCAGATGGTATTAAGATTTGGGGTAATAAAACTCTTCAAGTTAAAGATTCTGCTCTTAACAGAATTAATGTTAGAAGACTTCTTTTACAAGCAAGAAAACTTATTTCTGCTGTTGCTATCAGATTGTTATTTGAACAAAATGATACAGTTGTAAGAAACCAATTCTTAGCACTTGTAAATCCAATCTTAGATAATATTAGAAGTGAAAGAGGTCTTACCGACTTTAGAGTTGTATTAGGAAATGACCCAGAAGATATTGATAGAAATCAATTAACTGGTAATATCTACCTT